TTGAAACTCGATTTGACATTGATGACTTCTTGCGTGGTTCAGCATTAGAGCGTGCGCAAGTTTATGAAATCCTAAACCGCATTGGCGCGATGAGCGTTGAGCAAATCCAAGAGGAGGAGGATCTAATTCGATGAAAATTAGTTTCCCAATAGAAATAACAGCTGCCGACACTAACAAGCGCACAATCTCAGGAAAGATCGTTACCTGGAATGAGCAGGGATCAACAAGTGCAGGATTAACTGTATTTGAAAAAGATTCAATTGATTTCTCAAAGCCCGTCAAATTATTGCTTGAGCATCAAACAACCAAACCTTTAGGCAAGTTAATTGATATTAATGCTACCGATTCAGGCTTGGAAGCCACATTTCGTTTAGCCAAAACTTTTAGAGCCGATGACGCATTAGAAGAAGCTGCAACTGGGCTTCGCGATGGCTTTTCTGTCGGAGTTAAAATTAATGAATGGAAAAATGAGGAAGGCGTGCTAAGAATTAAATCAAGCACACTTCAAGAAGTTTCACTAGTAACCGAGCCAGCAATTGATTCTGCAAGAGTGGCGGAAGTTGCTGCAAGTGAAACACCAGAGAATTCCGAAGCAACCGCTGAGGAAACAACAACAGAGGAGAACAAAGTGTCAGAGATTAATTCTGAAACTCCTATCGCGACCGAAGCGGTAGAAGCGGCACAAACTACAGTTGTAACTGCAAACTACGTTGCTTACACAAAGCCACGCGTAGATACAAACGTTACAGCAGGACAATATCTAAATGCACAGGTTCGCGCACTAGGTGGCGATACTGATGCACGCGATCTAGTAGCAGCATTACAGATTGCAACAGTTACAGAAAACACAGGAGTGGTTCCACCAAACTACTTGCGTGATATTATTGGCGTAATTGATTCATCTCGTCCATTTATCGATTCAATCGAGCGCGCTCCACTTCCAGCAACTGGAATGAAAATCTTTACACCAAAACTAGGTGCACAGGCAACTGTTGCAGTAACAGCAGAAGGTAATGAGTTTTCATCAACAGATACAGCTGTTACATTCCAAGAGGATAACATTGTCAAATTTGCTGGTGCAAACATTGTAAATGTTGAGTTATTTGATAGATCAGATGTGAGCTTTGCTGAACTTTTGGTTCGTGAGTTGGCTGCCAGCTACGCACAAAAGACAGATCAGTATGCAGCACAAATTGCTTCACAAAATGCAGCAGCATCAACAGGCGCAAACATTTATGCTTCAATCGTTGATGGAATTTCTGATTCCTACGGCGTAATGCGCTTTACTCCAAATCGTCTATTAGTTGCTCCTTCAGGTGGAACAAATGGAATTGATTTTTCTGGATTACTAGGTGCAGTTGCAGATGGTCGTCCACTATTCGCGGCAGCAAATCCATCAAACGCAGCTGGTTTAATTACACAAGGATCAACAGCAGGAACAGTTGCTGGACTTGATCTAGTTGTAAGCCCTAACTACACAGGTGATGATGCTAACGCCAAGCACGCATTGGTTTACCCATCACAAGCAATGCGATTCCATGAAAGCGGAACGGTAGAGCTTCGCGCCAATATCGTTGCAAATGGTCGCATCGAAATTGGTATCTACGGATATGTTGCAGTAGTTAATCGCTACCCAACAGCATTCCGCAAGTTAGCAGTAGCTTAATTTAACTGAGTGCCTATGGTTGCTCCCGATCATAGGCATCCTTTAATGGGAGTAAGGAGATGACATGCCAACCATAATCACAGCCACCGAGTTGAGATCTGTGCTTGGTGTGTCATCTGCCTTGTATTCTGACAGTTATTTAAATGGCATAATAGACACGGCTGAAAATACAATTTTGCCAATGTTGGTTACATTCAAAAGCCCAATTCAAAAAGTGTCGCTGACTGATAATGTCGCCACTTTTACTACACTAGGAATTCATGAATTCACCGAAGGACAATCAGTTGTCATCACAGGATGCGGATCACCTTACAACGGAACAAGAGTTGTGCTGGCAGATAATCTTAGCCAATATACCTTTTCACAATCGATCACTAATGCCGATATACTCGAAGCTAATGTCATCCCATCCGGAGTTGCTGCCTTATCTGGCGGATCAACTTATGTTGGAAATGCAGCTGTTCAATCAGCCGTCTACACAGTTTCAGTCGAAGTTTTCCAAGCAAGACTCGCAGGTGGAGGACAAATCGAAGGAGTAGATTTCCAACCTACACCTTTCAGAATGGGTCGTTCATTATTTAATAAATGCGTAGGTTTATTGGGTAGTTATATGGATACTGAAAGCATGGCTCAATAGTGCCTAATGAAACAATCCTTGAGCAGATTCGAACACCATTAGCAACTGCCTTATCTAGCGTTGCAGGAAATGTTTATGCTTTTGTGCCTGAAACAGTTATTCCTCCAGCAGTAGTAGTTGTTCCAGATAGCCCATACTTGGAATTTGAAACAATTAATAAAAGTAATATCAGAGCAAAAGTCAATTTTACTATTTCAGTTGCAGTTGCATATAACAGCAATCCTGCATCGCTCGACAATATCGAGCAGTTAATAATCAGCGTTCTGGCAGTTATTCCTGGTGGATATATTGTCAGCTCGGTCGAAAGACCAACAGTCACCACAGTCGGAGCATCGACTTTGCTTATCGCAGATGTTCGAGTATCTACCTACTACACACGCACAGTCTAAGGAGAAATAATCATGGCAACAGTAGTAATCACTGGTCGCGATATTTCGTTGTCTTTCACAGGTGGAACAGACATCGAAGCGCAAGCAACCAGCGCAGTTTTAACAAAGGTCAATGAGCGTCAGGAATACCAGACACTTGATGGCACAGCTTATAAGACTACAAACATTTCAGGAACATTCGCACTATCAATGTTGGCTGATTGGGGTAAAGCAAACTCAGTTTGTGAAGCCCTATGGACAGCAGCAGAAACCGCTCCAGATACAGACATTTCAATCACTCTAACAGCTGCAACTGGCGCACAATTTGTGTTCCCAGTAAAGCCAGAGTTCCCAACAGCAGGTGGATCAGGAATTGATGCGCAGACTGTTGATTTTGAATTTACAGTTTCAGGTGGAGCAGTAACAGAAACATTTAGTTAAGAAATAGAAACGGGAGCAAAAAATGAAGTTACCAATTACAATTGAATATAACTCAGGCGAGCAAGCCACTTATGTAGCCCAACCGCCTGAGTGGGCAAAGTGGGAAAAGACAACTGGTCATACCATAAGCCAAGCAAAAGAAAAACTTGGTATGTGGGATCTAATGTTTTTGGCTTATAACGCACATAAGCGAGAAGCAGCAGGAAAGCCAGTAAAAGGTTTTGAAGTATGGATGGAAACAGTATCCGATGTAATAGTCGGTGATGCAGACCCAAAAGTCATCCAGCAGGAAGCCTAAGCAGATTATTGGTTGAGTTGGCAATAGCCACACAAATACCAATGAGTGAATGGGTTGATTCAGACGACATTTTAACAGCGATCGAAGTATTGGAGCAGAGGTATGGCAAATGAAACAATCGCCTACAATAAAAAAGACCTGCGCGATATTTACAAAGCTTTTAAACTTATGGATGACCAAGCTACTGACGAAGCACGCCGTCAATCTGCTGCTCTGGCGTATTTTGCATCTGAAGAAATTAAGCAAGCAGCTAGAGGTAGAACAAAGGCAGGCGCGGTTGCGCAAAGAGTCGCGGATGGCGTTAGCATTAAAAAATCAAGCAAGATCGGTGAGTTCAGTTATGGATTCGCCAGACAAAAATTTTCAGGTGGTGCTACTACGCAAACCCTATGGGGTGGTGTTGAGTTTGGTTCAAATAAATTCAAACAGTTCCCTACATATTCTGGGCGGTCAGGTCGTGGATCTCGCGGATGGTTCATTTATCCAACCCTTCGCAGAATTCAGCCTGAATTGATTAACAAGTGGGAAGAAAGTTTTACTCGCATTATTAAGGAATGGGTCTAATGGCAACCGGTAATCGCACATTAAAGTTATCAATACTTGCCGATGTTGATGACTTAAAAAAGAAGTTAGGCGAAGCTGATAAAGCCGTTGAAACTAACTCAAGCAAAATTGGTGAGTTTGGAAAAAAGGCTGCTGCTGCTTTTGCCGTGGCTGCTGCTGCTGCCGTTGCCTATGCTGGCAAATTAGCCGTTGATGGGGTCAAGGCTGCTATAGAAGATGAGCAAGCACAATTAAGGTTAGCCAATGCTTTAAGACAGGCTACAGGTGCTACTGATGCCCAAATAGCGGCAACTGAGGACATGATTCTAAAGACATCTTTAGCCACAGGTGTTGCTGATGACAAATTGCGTCCGGCCATGCAGAGGTTGGCGGTAAGTACAAAATCAACTGAGGAAGCCCAAAAATTATTAACTCTTGCTTTAGATATTAGTGCTGCATCAGGTAAAGATTTAGAAACAGTTGCAAATGCTTTAGGTCGTGCTCAGGATGGAAATGTTACATCTCTTGGCAGATTGGGACTTGGATTAAGCAAGGCTGAATTATCAACATTATCTTTCACCGAAGTTCA